CCGTTGTCCACCGCGCCCGTGAGCTTCGACTCCGGGTTTCCGACCACCCACCCGTTGAGCAGCCCCGCGTCCAGCGTCGCGTCGTGCAGGATGCTCGACGGCGTGCCCGATGCCGGGGAGAGCGCAAGGCTCAACTCTGTGTAGGGGGTCGCCAGCGGGGCGGCGCCGCCTGTTTCTTTGCCTGCCGGCATCAGAGCCTCCCGCTGGTCATCGGCCGGCTACCCGATCTCTCGGACGACGACGAAGGTGGACAAGACCGTGTTGGCAGTCTCGATGGTGATCGCCTCGTCTGCACTGAGGCCGCCCGGGAAGGGACACCAGCCGCCCTCCCAGCGAGTCCAGAAGCGCCCGCTAGCCTGCGTCTCGTCCTTGTTGGACGCCCCGGTCCACTCGATCGTAATGGCCCCCGGGTCGCCGGCAAAGTGAATGCTGGCGTACATGGTGCCGGCGGGGATGGTCTGCGAGGCGGACGGGGTCGCGGCCGTAAGGCTGATCTCCGTCTCGGTCTTGGCGAGCTTGCGAGTTCCCACGGATCAACTCCCGGCGTAGAAGGCTTCGATGTAGTAGGTGCCGACGAGCCCGGACGTGGCCCCCGACGCCATCGAAGCGGTGACGAACTCGCCCGAGGGCCACTTCGTGTAGACCCTGCCTTTGGTGCCGGCGTCGGTGGTGTCGCGGAAGTCGTGGACGCGAACGTCGGCGCCGCCCGCCTGGACGCTGACGCCGTCGAATAGCGTGTCGTAGGAAGTCGAAGCGGACGCGCCGACCCCGATGTCCAGCGTGCAAGCGCCCGCCGTGCCGGTCTGAACGTCGAACTGCACGAGGCGGAACTGGAGTTCCACGCCGGTCGTGTTCTCGACGTTGAACACAGCGCCGGCCGTGTCGCTCGCGGTCAGGCTGCCCGTCTTGGTCCACGCGACGGAGCGGTGGAGGTTGGCCCGCTGGACGCCAAGGCTGCCGTCCGTGGACTGAGCAACCTGCGCCGACCCGCTGGTGCTGTTGCGCTCCAGCGTCGTGCCGTCGAACGCAGCCGCCTTGAACGAAGACGAGCCAACGGACGGCGTGATGATGTCCCCGGTGCTACTGACCCGGAACGTGCCATTTGCGAGCGAATCGGACATGCAGCCTCTTCTTCTGGCAGTCGTGCCGCACCCACGGTTGCGCGCGAGGGCCGGGATTGCAACGGTGTCTACCGTGCGATGGGCGCTTGCAATGTGCGCGAGGGTGAGGCGTAATCACTTACGGAGGACGGCATGAACTGGAAGCGGACCACTGCACTGATCGCGGGATGCCTTTTGGGCGTCGGCTGCGGTATCGATCCCGGCGCTGAGTTGCTGGTCACGCCGCAACTGATCGAGTTTGATCTGAACGACCCCTACCTAGGGGCCGTCGTCAGGCTGCTCGTGCCCACCGACAGCACGCCCGTCGAACTTGGCGACGTGACCCACGGCGACGGAGCGATCGAGTTCATCGGGGTCGGCCGAGCCAGTGCCGAACTGATGCCCGATCTGCTGGAGCCCGGCGAGGGTTGGGTGATCCGCGTCGCCGCGGACGGGGGGGATGATGGGTTTCCAGGGGATGGGTTTTGGGGCGAGGTTGTTGTGGACTCCTCAGCGGGCCCGACGACGATCGACGTGTTTGGCTGCTTTGGCCCCTGCTAGTCGCTCCCGCCCTCCTGCTGAGTGCCCAAATTGAAGAACACGATGTGGTGACTGCGTAGCGTCACCTCGCCGGTCCCAACGTCGATACGGCGGCTGCGGACTTGGCCGATCTTGTCGGTGTACCCGTCAATGCCGTACCGCACCGTATCCCCGAGTTGGATCCGGGCCAGCGGGAACCCGCCTCCTGCGACCATCACGAGTTGCGGCTGGGCAAGGTCGCGGGCGATCCGCGTAGAGATCGTGCGGAACCCGTTGCTTGGGGTGTTGCCGTCCGGCTTCGGGTTGTAGAGCGCGGTCGTCACAGTCCGCTCGACCACGTCGCCCACGGCGGCCTGCTCCGTCGCCTCGACGCGGACGATTGCCGTTTCGCCGGAGCCCTGCGCCGCCGCGTCCAGCGTGTCCAAAGGCGGCAGGATGCGGCTACTGCTCTTGACCGTGATCCGATTCGCGTAGACTCCGTCCGGGTCGCGAACGCACTTGATAGACCGCGGGGGGCTCTGCCTCCGCAGGTCCACGCCCGAGATGGTCCAGTCAGCCGTGACCGTGTAGGGGCCCGGCGTGCGCCAGAGCGGGAAGAGGCGGATCTCGCCAGACGCCGGATCGAAGCGGGGGCAGAAGTCGAACCCGAGGCCGAGCGCAAGGCCCGCCATCCAGTCCCTCGTGGCGATGGGCTCCGGCAGCGGCTCGTGGCCGAGGATCGAAGACACGTTCTCAAATGACGGGCCGAAGACCTGCCGCCCGGCCCAGAAGTCAGCGATGGCGCCCGTGCCGTAGACATCGGACAGGTCGGTCCACTCCGAGCCCTCCAGCGTGTCCTCAACGACATCGTCGATACGGGCCCGCCAGAGGTCGGGCGGGTCGGGCGCAACCTCGCCGGAGCCGCCCACGTCACCGACGTAGTACGGGGGGTCCGACGGATCGTCCGTCCCGGCGCGGTACCCGTAGGCGCGCACCCAGAACCGGCGGCCCTCGTTGAGCCACTGGAGGCTCGGAGACTCGCTGCTCGGGATCTTCGCGACGCAGTTGGTGCCAACCGGGCCCGCTGTTGGGTCGGTCGCTTCGTATGTCCTGATGTAGTCGTTGGACTGGCTGTTTAGGTCGGACAGCAAGGTCACGGTCCCGTCGTTGCCCTCAAACGCAACGTCCCGCACGAAGCACTTGAGTAGCGGGGACACATGCAGGAAGAACCCGACGATCGAGCCAGCGAAGTTGAACGTGCCGAACGGCACCACCTCGACCCAGCCGAACGACTCGTCGCCCGTGAAGTCCCCTATCACGGGGCCCATCGTCTTGCCTTGGTAGCGCGGGTGCAGCACGAAGTTGGCCGGGTTGCGGAACGAGACGGCCCCGGGCGGGGTGATCGTGTTCGTCCACTCGGTGGCCGAGCCAGGGAGGCGCGTGTGCGGGAGGCGCAGATCCGCGAGCGAGAACGGCAGCGCCTCGACCGGCATCGTGAGCCGCTCGTCGTCCATCACCGTCCAGCCCTTGCGCGCTCGACCGCGGAAGAACTCGACCGCCGTCTCGGTGCTCCTGTCCAGCAACCACACGATGACCTCGGCCCGCTCCCACCGGCCGAGGTTCAAGTCGTCGCGGAACTTCGACACGGCTGCCTTCTCGGTGGCGTTGTCGGACTCGGCCGGGGCAGAGGGCGCGCGGATCTGGAAAGTCAGGCCGCCGACCGCAAGCTCTGCCTTGTCGATGGGGCCGAGCGACTCCTCAAGAGCCATGCCGCCGACGGTCCGCGCCTCCCACGAGTGGACGCCCGCGACCAACCCGTCCGGGTCCTCCCACATGAGGCCAGACCCGGCCCGGCCTTCCGGCCCCGCCCATCGCGCGTGCGCCGTCTCGCCGTTCCGGTCCTTGTACTTGACTCGGATCAGGGCAATCGGTCGGAGGTCTTGGTTCGTCCAGTCCCAGCCCATCAGACAGGGACCTGCTGCAGTCGCACCTTGTTGGTAACGTATGCGTCCGCCTGCCCGCCGTACTGATCATTTGAGATGGAGCGAACGGTGGCCCACAGCACATAGCCGTAGTCAGCGAGGTCCCCGAGGTCGTCGGCTCCCGTGGCAGTGTTCCCGAGGTAGTCCAGCACCCACATGACGGGCCGCTTCTTGCCGTGTCGCGCGAGGGCGTGGCCCACGGTGCGCCAGGATGCGGCCTCCCAATCCTCGAATCGCAGTTCGGCGCCCCACGTCTGCGTGCCCTCGACCGGGTACAGGTTGCCGGGGGAGCGCCCGGGGCCATCTTCAAGCGGCGGGGTCGCCAGGAGCGAGCCGATCGTCCGACCGTTCGCGCTGTCGTAGGTCACGGAGAACGCCTTGAGCAGCCCGATCGCGTGGTTGTCGGCGGTGTCGAAGTGCCGCCACGACAGGCACAGGTACCTGTACCCCGTCTCGCCGGTCGCGCGCAGGGCGAACTGGACGGGGTTGTCAGACTCGGTCGAGCGGGTGGAGATCGTCAGCGTCTCGGACGCACTCGCGATCCACGGCGCGCGATAGTCGCCAAGATACGATGTGTGCAGGTAGCCCGCGACATCGTTAAACTCGGCCGCGGTGCTGGTGCTGTCGATGTACAGCAAAAGCATCTCCCACGTCTGAGCGGCGCCGAAGTCCACGACGACGAGGGTGGACGTAGACCAGCGCGCCTCTTGCCCGACATGCAGCGCGACCGAGGCGTCCGTAACCGGGTCGTAACCGAGTTCGTTGGCGAGGGCCGCTGACACCGAGTCCGTGTCCCACTCCAGTTGGAAGGCGCTGGGGGCGCCGATCGACCATCGGCCGTCGCCCAGCCTCCCCACCGTGTAGGTCAGGGCGCCCGCCGCCTCCATCTGGTCCTTGATGTGGGTCGCGAGGTTGGTGTCGTTGTACCGACCCGCCGTCAGCGTCGCCGTCAGCGTCGCAGCGCCCTCGTTGAACTTCAGCGTATTGCGAGTCGCGTCGATCTCGTAGTTGTCCTCGATCGCCACCGCCTGCACGCCGGGCAGGTCGTTGGAGACGTTCGTGATCGGCGCGGACGCCTCAAAGCCCGTTGTGATGAAGGACTTGCCCTCGATCAAGTCGGTTAGTCCGAAGCCGGTTTGTGCTGCCATGCCGGCTCCTATGCGCGGAGAACGCCCGAGGTCGGGGTCCCCTGGCGCTTGTTGTTGCTGGACGCGATGGCCGCGGACTCCCGCAGCGTCTCGGGGGTTGCTTCGACGGCGACGTAGACAGCGCCACCTTGCCCGCCGCCAGCGTCAAGCTCCATCTGCCGCCGCTGGATCGCCAACATCTGGGAGATCTCCCGCGTGCCCTTGGGGTCGATGACAGCCTCGTCGCGCCGGATGATCGCCGTGGTGTGGCTGCCCATCATGCGTTGCGCCATCTCGGGGGAGAGGCCGGCGTCCGCGATGATGGACGGCGGGGCCTGCGCCGCGATGGTTGCGATCTGCGCCGCGCCCAGCCGCGATGCCTGCGGGGAGGAACGGCACGGTCTGCGAGGCGTTGACCACAGCGGAGGCGGTGCCAACCACAGCCGACGCGATAGCCGCCGCCTTCTGGATGGCGAACGCGCGCTTGGCCGCCTTGCCCTTGCTCTTGGTCGTGCGCGCGTCGATCGCGACGATAGCGTCGGACACGCCGCGAGCCATCGAGATCGAAGCGTCCGCGACCTGATTCTGGAACGCGAACTGTTGCTGCGCGTTGGCCTGCTCGGCGGCTGCCCGCTCCGAAGCCTGCGCCGCCATTTGCTCGCGGAACGCCTTGTCCTCTTCGGCCGCTACGGCTCGTAGTTCGGACTGCTGGCGCAGGGTCGCTAGCTCGTCTTGAAGTCGGGCGGTCTGCTCGTCCTTGATCCCGAGGGTCAGGTCCCGCTCGAGCGCGATGCGGAGCGCGGCGTACTCGGAAGCGGCCGTGATCCGCTTTGCGTCGAAGGCGTCAGTCGCGTCGTCAAGTTGGCGCTGCGTGTCGATCTGGAGGCTGAGGAGGCTGAGTTCTGCCTGATGCCGCACGAGGGCTTGCCGCTGCCGCTCGGCTTCCGCCTGCTGCTTCTTGGCGTCGCGCGCCTGCTCCTCGGCCGCCGCCTTCGCCTTGTCGGCGTCCACCCTTGCTGTGAGTTTGGCCTGCGCCCCGGCAGCAAGAAGGGCCGCGCGCATATCCTCGACAGCAGGGAGCGGGAACAGTTCAACATCTTCCGCGCCGTCGGACGCCTGCGCGCCTGCGCGGCGCATCGCCTCCATTGCGGTTACGACTGACCCCAAGATGGGCAGAGCCGATGTGAACGAGACGACGGTGTTTCTGATCGAAGGGATCAAGTTCCTCGCGAACGACCCGGCGGCGTCCTGGGAGCCGACGGAAAGTTGGGTGAACAACTTTGCGGCGATCTGCATCTCGGGGATCAAGCCAGACGCGAGTTCGTTGCGGGTGCCTTGGGACGCAGTCTTGAGGTCCGTGAGCGCGTCCTGAAACGCCTCCGACGAGTCGAGCAAGTCTTGGTCCATGATGCCGCCAAGGCGCTCCAACTCGGAAGCGTAGAGGTCAAGCCCCGTAACGCCGCCCGCCATCAGGTTCCCAAGCTCGGCGCCCGACCGGCCCAGCAAGAGCGTCCGCACTGCGGTCGCCTCGGTGGACTCGCCCATCGCGCCGAGTGTCGCCGTCAGGTCGCGAAAGACCGCCTCGACCGGCCGCAGTGTGCCGTCCGCTTTCTTGGTCGAGATGCCGAGGTCTTCAAACGTGTCCGCGATGCGCTTCGACCCGTTGGCCGCCTCGAACATATTCTTGGACAGCAGCTTGAGCCCGGTGTTGAGCGTCTTCTGCGAGACCCCCGAACGCTCCGACGCGAAGGAGAGCGCCTGCAAGGCTTCGGCTGTGATCCCGAGGTTGCGCGCTGTCTTCGCGGTCTCGTCGCCCACCTCGGAGACAGCAGCGGCCATCGCGATCAACTTCGCGGCGCCAGCGACAGCGGCGGCCCCGACCGCAAGCCCGAAGCCGGCAGCGGCAGCGCCAGCCCCTGCGAACCCCGCCGACATCTTCCGGCTGGCCGCCTTCGTCTCGCCGCCGAGGACGCGAACATCTCGACCCACGGCCTTGAGTTCGCGCTTCGCCTGCCCGGCGTCCGCCTTGATGTCAATACGAAGCGTCATCGCGAGCCTCCCGCGAGTGCGACGGCTTGCTCACGGTGCGCGAGGGCGATCACAGCCTGCTCCGAATCGAACACGCCGAAGGTGTCGAGCAGCCACGCGGGCTGGTCCCAGAGCGCGCCCTGGACGATGTGACCGCCGCCGATCGCGTGCCACGACTGCCAGAGGGCGAGAGCCGCCCAGACGCGCGCAGGGACCGCATCAAGGGGACAGCGGTTTGTGCGGCGGTCGGAACGGTGAAGGCCAGCAGGGGGCTCTGCGGGGAACGTGATGGGCTCACGCCACCGGGAGCGACCGGCGTGACGATGCCCCTCGGGGTACGGATCCCCGTCGTGGCACGTCCCCCGGCAGGACCCCCAGAGTTTGCAAGCCTTCGCGTCACTTCCCCATGCCTCCAATTGGGCGGGTCCGGGCGCAGCACGACTCGCGTACTGCAGCGCGGCCCGCGCTAGGCGTTTCCCGATTCGGTGGTCTGTCCAGAGCGCATGACTTGCAGCATGAGCGAGATCAACGGAGCGGCCTTGCTGTTGCTCGGGCCGTAGTTCCCGAGGGCGTCGAGCAGTTCGGCCGTGGTCGGCGCCGTCTCGTCGTCCCCGAGGAACAGGTCCCGAGTGCCGACGACCAGATCCGAGAGCAGATCCCGGGCGAAGTCAGCCCACGCCTCCGCGACCTTCTGGCCGGACTCCGCAGCCTCGCGCCAGTACCCGGCGATAGCCTCCATGCTGGGGTCCTCCCCGAGTGACGCCCCGTTCGGGATCGCCGCGATGACTTCCGCCCAGCGAGCACGCCAGCCCACAGTGACGGGCTTGTGCAGTACCCGGGCCTCGTTGCCGTCCGCGTCGGTGAGTACCACCGTCTCTACGCTCCACGTTTTCAGATCGAACCCCATGACTACTCCTCTTCTTCTGGTGTGTAGGGGTGGTTGGAACAGGGCGGCACTAGCCGACCATCAAGTAGATCTCCGACACGTCCGAGCCGTTCTGCTCGTAGCCTGGACCAGACAGCGTCACGCTGACCTCCGAATCCCGCTCGACCGAGAAGGACGGAACCTCAAGGCCCGCGTTGGGGATCTCGAACGCGATGAGTGAGCCCGCCGTGTTGCCCGCCTGGGCGAAGACCTGCACTTGGTCCCGCTCGATGGCCTTCTGCATCTGCACCAGCTGCTCGTCGTAGTAGGACGAGCCGGTGTTCTCGGTCGTCACTTCCCAGCGGTTGAGGTTGTAGTGGTCGATGGCCCACTGCGAGCCGTGGCTGTTCTCGGTGAAGTTGACCCCGAGATCCACGGACGCAGACGCCGACTCGTGCTGCAGCGTCACCGCCCCAACCGAGAGTTCACCAGTCGTGCGGGCGATGGGGTTGGCCGTGACGTAGGTCCCGTCCGGCTGGTACGGGAAGACCTCATCGGCGGACGAGTGAGACGCAGCCGCGCCGCCAGTGCCGTAGACGCCCCGCGCGCTGCTCGTTGCCGAGTTGCCCGAGATGGCGATGATCTCCAAGACCTCGCTGCCGATCTGAACGTAGACCGGAGCGGTCGCCGACACGTCGTCGGGGATGCACTCGCCCGCCGTCAGGGGGATCGTGGTCACGCTCGCGTCGATGCCCGAGGACAGGGTTGTCGAGACGATGGAGCGATGCTGTGCGGCCTGCCCTTCGACCGAGATCCGCGCCTCGTCACCGCCGCTCATGGTGATCGTGATCGAGGTGATGACCGCGCCAATGAGCATGTCGCCCGTGCGGTTGGAGAACCGCCAGAGCGTCAACTCGGTGCCCGCGCTCACCCGCCGAGGGTTCAGCGTGTAGGTCAGCGCGTGGCCGACCGTGACGGCGTTGGCCGGGGCCGCAGACAGCGCCGGGGTGATCGTGATGTTGTCCGGCGTGCTCGCCGTGTCCACGGCAGTGACCCGCCGCAACTGGCCGCTGATGACCACCGCGTCGCCGGCCGAGATGCCCGAGGCGTCTGCGACATCGACAACCGTGGTGGTGCTGCTGCCGCCAGAGACCGTGGTGTCTCCACCCGCCGTGGTGACGGACCAGCCGCCGGCCGTGAGCAGGTTCGCCCAATCGGCTGCCGTGCCAGTGCCGCCGCCGCCGGTCGCGTAGTAGTCCAGCGAGAACGAGGCGGTCTTGTGCTGCGCGATCTGACCACGCCGGCCCGGAGTGCCGTGCGCGTCCTGACGCGGACCGGCGGGGCTCTTGCGGTCGATGTTGAAGGACACCAGCCGGAAGGCGTCGGCCGCCTCGGGCAAGTAGGTGACGCCCGCGCCGAGCGCCGTCTGGGTGTCCGCGAAGGCGGTCAGGCGCCAGCCAACGATTTGTTCGGAAAAGGGCATTACAGATTCTCCACGATTCGGACCGAGAGGCCACAGGTCATTACTAGAAGGGGGGAGTGCTCTTCACCGTAGGCCGCGACATCGCGGATCCCGTCGTAGCGAGCGAGCGTGATCTTGTTGGCAGCGCGACCCGTGCCGCCGCTGTTGAGGTCTTTCCCGTACTCGGCGGCGTTCGTCGGCCGGCGCAGGAACATGGACAGCAGCGCCACGTCGTACAGCCCGAGTGCGTACATGGACGCCTCAGCCTCTCCGAACGCGGACCCTGTCGAGGGGATGAGGTCAACGGCGGGGACTGCGACAACCAGTTCGATCCCGTGGGTAAACCGCTGCTGGTTGCGCGCCTCTTCCTCGCCCGCGTGCCCGGTCCAGACGATGCCGATCCGGGGGTACTCCTGGCCGTGCTCCGCGAGCGCATACCAAGTGTCGAACGCGACCACGTCGGGCAGGTTGACCCGCACGCCGTCTGTGCCCGTGCCAGCGTCCAGCGAGTACGTCGTCCGAATGGCTGCAAGCGTCTGGTTGAAAGTGTCCGCAGGCGAGCCCACGCCACCGTGTGTGCCGTCCTCAAGGAACTCGCGCACGGCCTCGACCACGCCCGGGGCGCCGATGGCGACGGTGGTCATCGGGTCGGCTCCGACAAGATGCGCTCAATGGTCGCGCGGCTGGCGTTGGTGGACTGGTCCAACGCACGCTTGCGGGCCGCAACGATATGGGCCTGCACGAGCTGCTGGACGCCCCGGCCGAACGATCGCGGGCCCTCGCCCATGCCGTTCTGGCCGGACTTGTAGGGGCGACCGCTGAACCGGATCACGGGCCGCTTCTTCAACTGCACCTCGCGCCCGAACAGCGACGACTTGACGCGGTTCCCCTCGTGGTGGTCGATCGCGTACCGCACGCGGCCCCGGTTGACTCCGAGGGCCATCGAGTTGTTGTTCGCCTTCGTGATCGCGCCCTTGCCGCCCGTGGCAGCCTCGCGCAGTCGCCCCGAGAACACGAGCGTCTTGGCGCCCGGCTTGACCGCTTGCTTGTAGCGGTCATACGGCCCGAACCCCGGCACGTTCGGCACGCGCGGCGCACTGTTGTCGGGCCACTTCGCGCCGGTCGATGCGCCTTCGGTGTCGAAGTGCCGGGTCTGGTGCGCGTTGAACAGCGAGCGAATGTCAGCCCAGACGGGCCGCATATCGTCCAGCATATCCGCGTGCGCCTCGAGGTTGAACGCGAGGTCTTCCGCGGGCGGGTCGGTCGTGATGTTGATCCGCACGCCCTGCGACATACGGCCACCGCGAGCAGCGCGGATCGCGCGTCCCTTCGTGGACAGCCGCTTGACATCGACCTTGGAACCGAGCAGGGGGCCAGCCATCAGAACGACTCCCCGTCTTGGATGACCACGTCCACGGCGTACTCGACATCGTCCCCGCCCGGGGTGAAGTCAAAGTCAGGGTCGGCGTCGTCTACGAAGTGGCTGGATGCGTACCCGCTGGTGACGGAGTTGGCGTCAGCGCCGGCCGTGAGCCACACAGCGCGGTTGATCTTCAGCCGCTCGATCGAAGCCATCGCCCGCTCAAGCAGCTTGTCCGCAGACAGCCGCAGCCCGTCGGACAGCGACTCGCGCGCGAGCAAGGCGTTGCCCGAGGTCAACTGCGCCTCGATCGCCATCAGGTGCTGCTCAAACGTCGAGCTGGCCGTGGGCGTGACGCTGAGTCCCGCCGCAAGAACGCCGAGGCTTACAGCCGCGAAGGCGTCCAGCCACAGGTCAGCAGCAGCGTCGGCGGTCGGCTTCGTGTTGGCCGACAGCGTCCCGAGCCCGCTTGCGTAGCGGAGGGCGTCACCGATGGTGGAGTTGAAAGCCACGGCGCCCTCACGGGCTCGCGGCAGAGCCGAGCGTGCAGACCACCGAAAGCGCGTGGCCCGTGCCGGATGCTGCCTCTGCCGTGACCCAAAGGCCCGACACGGAGAACACGTCGTAAGCGGCCACGGGGTCGCCGCCCTGGTCGGGCCGATACGCTTGGTCGCCGTCGCTGCCGTTCGCGGCGAGCGTCACGGTTTCCGTGTGCAGCAGCAGGCCAGCCGCGGCGGCCGAGTAGAAGCGCAACGTGAACGCGAGCGTCCCCGTGCCAGCGGATCGGGTGATGTGCAGCCCGCGAAGGCGGATCACCTTGACCGCGTCGCCGGTCAAAGCCGTGCCGTTGCGGTCGCTCCAGACGACTGCGGCGCGTGCCGTCTCGCTCGTGGCGATGCTGGTGATCGAGTTGGCTGTGCCGAGAAAGCGGTTGGGGAGGCCCACGGGTCAGCCCTCCGACTTCGGGGCGGGCTTCGGGGCCTTGGCTTTGACGGGCGCGCGGACGGCTACACCCTGCGCGATCAACTTGACCGCGTCGCCGGGAAGCACCGCGAACTTGCCGCCATCGGGGGCGGCTGGGTCGGCCACGCCGAACGCGCCCTCAAGGCGCACGCGGGGGATCAATTCAACGAGGTTCGCCTGCGACATCACCCAACTCCTTCTTCTGCTTGCGGGGCTTGCGGGGCTTGCGGTTGCTGGCCGCGCGCTTGGCCTTGGGGGGCTCCACGCGAGGCTCGTGAGTCAGATCGGGCGCTGGTTCGGGTTCGGGGGTCGCCGCGACCGGAGCCGCAACGATGATCCCCTTCTCCAAAAACAGCGCGACGTCGTCTGCCCCGAGCGCGGAGGCGTCCATGACTTCCCCGCGTTCGGCCACCCTGTAGATGGCGCTGAGGCAGACGTACTCCATCAGGACAGCGCGATCGTCTCGATGCCCATGTGGATCCAGGTCGTGCCGTTGCAGACGACGGTTGCCCGTTCGTTCTGCGCGATGCTCACGACGGTCGCGGGCGTGTCGTCCTTGACCGTCAGCGCCTCGGCAGCGTCGGCGGCGTTGGTGATCGTGAAGACCAGCCCATCCGAGATCGCCTCGGCAGGGAGCGTCACGTCACGACCGGCCCCACCGGGGTCGAGCTTCTGGTACATCGCATCGCCCGAGGCGAGTGCGCGGTTGCCCGTCAGCGTCTCGACGTTGTGGCCGCCCGAGTTGCGGAGCCCGGAGGCGTCCACCGTCCCGGCGATGCGGATCCCGGTGCCGTCGGAAACGATCGAGGCGTCGTCGTCGTCACCGAAGACGATCCCGAAACTGTCGCGGTACTTGTCGTTGTGCGAGTTCACCGAGCCGGGGCCCGGGTCCACCTTGTAATCAGCCATGCTTCTTCTTCTCCCGCTGCGGGGTGCCGGGGCGCAGCCGCAAAGCCACGCCCCGGCGCCTCACTAGCTGATGACGGTCGTGAACAGGTAGCCGGCTTCGGCGTTGCAGACGACCCGGTCCTCCATGAACGAGGCCAGGACGATCTCCTTGCGGGGCTCCTCGCGGTACCGCTCGATCTGACCCTGGGGACGGCCGCGCTTCTGGAACGTCGCGCCGAGGCCCTGGGGCCGCAAGGCCGTCGGGTTCGGCTCGACGTAGCAGAACAGGGCCGATTTGCCGGCGATGTAGCCCTTGCTCTCGGTCTGACCTTCCTTGGCCGAGTTCTCGACCGCGCCAGCGATGACCACGTCCTTGATGCCGAGGGCGCGAGCCATCTGCATCTCGTCCATCTGGGTCAGCCCGGGGGCCGAGGTCCGCAGGAACTGCAAGAGTGAGGGGTTGATCGCGAGCGAATCAAAGGACTCGGGGTTGACCATCAGCGTCAGCTCCCGCTTGGGGATGCCGATCGCCTTCTGGATGGTCTGGCCGGCGAGGTTCGCCTGTTCGCGCGGATCCCCGGTGTCGTCCCATCGGTTGCCCGACGCGAGCGCCGAGGTCTGGGTGATCACCGAAGCGTTGAACAGCAGGTTGTCCACCGCGTCGCGGTCACGCTCGATCATCGTCCAGTGCAGCGCCATCTCGGCCGCAGCCTCGCGCAAGGCGAGCCCGTCGTCCGACGCGATGTTGGCGTCCACGTCGTCAACGGGGCACTCAAGGCCCGACTCGCGGAGCGCGTAGGCGCTGGTCTGCGAGACGGACAGGTCGAGCCGGTTGAACGACGCGCCAGAGCCACGGGCGATCCCGAAGCCGGGCGAGGCGTACCCGAAGCCACCGGCCACGGTGTAGAACTTGCCCGTCTGGCCGTTGACCTGGACAGGGGGGAGGATGCGATCCGCGACGAACGCGGACATCTGGTTCCGCTTGAACTGCGCGAACCGAGTGAGGAGTCGATCGACCCCGAGGCTGCTGCGAGCGACCATTGGTCAGTCTCCTAGGTGGGGGTGATCAGGCTCAGGCCAACTGGCCGTGAGCGAACGTGAACTCAACGATGTCACCGCTGACAGCGTCCTCATCGACGTAGCCGAAGTGGTACTTGCCGGTGGTGGCGGTGATGGCCTTGCCAGCGGCGTCGGACATCAGGTAGGCGGGCGCCGTGATGGTGCCGCCGCACTTGACCTTGCCGATGCCGGCCTTCTGGACGGAGACGATTGCCTGCGTGGACGAGCCATCGCGGACGTTGTCGGTCAGGACGCCCATGTAGGGGCTGTCACCGTCGGCGGCGAGGACAGCGTCCCCGCCCGACTCGATGACGATGAACCACGCCTTGGCGGAAAGGTCGGCATCCGTGGTGCGGGTGACGATCAGGGTTTCGTTGCGAAGGGCCATGACTCAAGCCTCCTGGGCGTAGCGGGCCGCAAGGGCCTCGGCGTGGGTGTTGCGAGCGGTCTGGTACGCCTCGGCGTCCGTCTTGCCGTTGTTCTTCTCAGCGAGGTAGGTGGCATCGAACGCCTGCTCGACGGTCTGCCCGCCGCGCTCCTCGCCCTTGCCGCCGTCGTGGCCCTTGGCCTGCGTCGGGAACTCGCCGTCCTTGCGGTACAGCTCGCGGGCCTTGTCCTCGCCCAGGGCCTGCACGACCTTCCACACGTCGGCCTTCGCGGCGTCGGTGTTGGCGCAGCGGCCCTCGGCCACGAACTCGGAGAGCAGCGAGACCTTGTCGGCTTCGATGCGCTCGTTCTTCTCAGCCTGGAGCGCGTCACGCTGGCTCATGGCCTCGTCAAGCGCGGTGGCGGTCGTGGCCTTCGCCTCGTTCGCCTCGGCCAGCGAGGTCGTCAGGGTGGCGATCTGCTCGTCGCGCTTGGCGACTTCCGCGAGGATGGTTGCCTCGGCGGCATCTTCGGACAGGCCCAGGTGGGCGGTCAGGTGCTTCATGCGGGACTCCGCGATGGGCGCGGGCTTGGGTGCCGGCGCAGGGGTTTCTTCCGAGGCGGCGACAGCGGCCATCCCCGGAACGAAGGGGGTGTTCGTGAGGGTTCCTCCGAAGAGCAAGGCGCCATCGACGGGCGCGTTCGCCGTCTTTCGGTGGGCCTTGCCAGACGGCAGGAACTCGATGGAGAAGCCTTGGAACTCGCGGGCGCGCACTCGGCGCCGGCCTTCGTCGGTCCAGTCGGTCAGCCCGTGCAGGCTGTGCGTGCCGTCGCCGTTGTCCACAACGCGAAGGTCGGTGATGAACCCGGCTGCCTTCGTGCTCTCGGCGTCCAACGCGCCCTTGAGCCCGGCATGGTTGAACGTGATCGGGGCGCCGACCGGGTACCAGCCCTCGGCCTGCACGACTTCGCGGAAGTTCCGCTCCATCGCCTGCAGGTCAGCCAGCGCGAGAGGCACGTTGCGCCCGCCGCTGCGGCCGTGGTGGTCGCCAGTGCGGACCAGTTCGTTCCAGATCGGCCCGTCGTCGTCACCAGTCGCAAGCGCGACAGCAGCGCCAGCGAGGGCGTCGCTCAGGTTGACAAGAGCCGTGGTTGTGTTCAGCACGCGCCAATGCTTGCGCGTTGCAAGCGGTTCCGTCTAGGTGGTTTACCGTGCGCGGCTACCAGTCCAGATCGATGTCTGGCGGCGGCTCGGGGTCCATGCCGCGCTGCTCAAACCAACGGGAGCGGTGCGGCTCGGAGTAGGGCGGGATCTCCCTGCGACGGCGGGCGAAGCGCACGGCTACGTCGGTCAGGGGTTCGCCGGTCGCCTCTTCGTGGAGGTACGCGACCACGTCGTCGGGGAATGCGCCGAGGGCTTCGTGCCAGCGATGGTCAGCCATTGGGCAGTCCGATTGTCAGGCAATTACAGCGGTCGCCGCCGAGGCACCAAACCGCCGGGCTAGCGAACACGTCCAACTCATCAGCCTCAAAGATCGTCCCGTCGAACGCGGCGCAGTTCTCGCAGCTCTGCGACTCAAGGAGGTTGCTGTACATGTACCGCTCGACCCCCTGCGCGCGTTGCTCCTGCTGGCGACCGAGGCCGAAGATGGTGTTGACATCGCCCTGCGCCTGATTGAGCACGGGCCCGGGGCTGAGTCCGGCAAGCGTGCCTCGGGCGAGGGCGCCCAATTCGGCTGGCGGAACGTGCTCGATGGAGCCGCCGAGCGACCGGGCCTGGAATGCTGCCGTGATGGCTTGCACGAACCGAGCGACCGCAGAGCGAACCGTGGTGGCTGCGATCCCCCGAATGCTTGCCTCGGGGTCGATCTCATCGAAGTCGGACGGGGGCAGCGACGGGGCAGGCTTCGGGGCTGTGACCGTATCCGCGAGGGCCACGACCTCGGCACACCAGAGGGTCGCCCCCTGCCTCGTGCGATGGGCTAGGGGCGTTCGGGGAAGCAGTCCACGCGCGCCGCGCCCGCAGTCGCAGCCGGCCGGGTGGTCGGAGAACGTCAGCGGCGCGTCAATGTCGCCGCCCTCGCCCCGCTCCAGTTCCTGCTCCTCGATGCGTCGCGCAAGATCGGGGTCGCGCTCGAGGCGACGCAGTTCGGCAACGGCAGACTTGGAGCCGGCCGCGTAGACATCGCGCAGAGTGGCGGCGATCTCCTTCTGGAGTTCGGCTTGCCCGGGGACAGGGACCTTCGCGACCGCCTCAAGCGTCGGCGCCTCGGCCACAAGGGCGGCGTAGACAGGGGCGATCCGCTCCTGCCAATCGACAATCACGCCAGCGAGCGCCGCCTTGCCCTGCGTGACCACTCCGGTCGTCTCGGACAGGCGCACCACAGTCTCGGCAGCGCGGACGGCTCGATCGCGCGGGCCCGTCGCCGGTCGGTCGGGCGTCGCGCGCTCTGCAAGCGCCTCAGCGGTCGCGGTGGGCGCATCGTCAATGTCTGCGTCGTCGCCTTCGCGCGTCTCGTCGGCCTTCGCCTTCGTGGGCTCGGGCGTGGTGGGTGGCTCGTCGTCGGGCTTCGGGGCGGGCGGCAGCATCGCCGGCTCGGGCCGCTCAGGCAACGACAGCGCCTCCCGAATGTGGTCGTCAATCGCGCGGTCGCTATCGTCCAGCACGCGCTTCTCGACCATCCCAGCGACAGCCTGCACGACCGCGAGCGGATCGCCCACGGGGACCTCGCCCGACACCATGCGTGGATACCCGGGCTGGCTTCCGAAGTTGACGACGATCAGGCGGCGGATGAGTGCGCGCGGTCCTTCGCTCAGGACGGCCGCGACCGTGTTCGCGTCGTACTGCAACGACTGCTTGAACATGCCGCCGAACTGGCCGGTAAAGAGCGCCTGCGTTCCGTTGTCCTCGCCCGTGAACAGGTGGTTTGCGAGGCCGGCGCGGGCCATCTCGCGGCCGTCCGCGTTGTAGGAGTTGCGGAGGGCGGCGAGGTCCACCTGGACCGTCTTGAACTCCAGGCTGTACCCGGGCGGCATCGCAACGAACGAACGGATCCCGGCCCGGAACTCGCGGGCGATGTTGTTGGCCTTCGTCCGGTCGCCTGGGGTGAAGTTCGGGTTGGACGGGTCGATCGTGATGACAGGGATCGGGTAGGCGTAACGGTTCGCGCCCTGGATCTCGTACCGGGCCAGCGTGGACCGTCGCTTCCACGGGCCATACATGGGCCGGAATAGGCCCTGCGGCTCGGGGCTGCTGCCCTGCGGGAAGAACCGAAAGCCGATGAGGTCGGCTGCGGGGATCACCGGGCCAGACGATCCGCCCATGTAGCCCCGGGCGCCGTCCCCGCGAAGCACCGACTGCTCCATTGACCAGCCGTCGGGGGTCTCGACCCAATTCTCAACCGAGCGCAGGGGGCGAAGGGCGAGGCAGTCGAGGACCACGCGGCCCAGCTCCTTGTCGCGCCGGAAGATGGGCTCAAAGTACCGCGCGCCTCGCCCGGCGAACTCCGCGATCTGCGCCTTCGTCTCGGTCCAGCCCGGGTGCATGAGGCGGAATAGAGCCGTCTTGACGAAGTCGGCTTGTTCCTGCGCCCACGGTTGGACGGTCCCGTCGCGGTCCGTGTAGGGCTCGATCCGGTACTGCGTCGCCGCGAGGGGGAGAACCCGGGCGAAGCGGATCGCCTGCGCCGTCGGGTCCTCGGCAATCATCTTGTCGTAGACGCCGCGCTCGTTGTCGCAGCCGCGCCAGAACTCGGGGGCGAGGTTCGGGTTGTGCTCGTCCTCGACCTCGCCGGACTGAATGTAAACGCCGTCGTGCCCAGCGCCGCCCTGCGATCCCTTGCCGGGGCCGTCCGCGAGCATTCGGACCTCGCCGCCCGGGTAGACCTCCACCGTGTTTCCACGGGCCTGCGCCAGCCTTGCAGCCGCGGGCGGGATCCAGATCGCGGGCGTGGCAAGCGTTGGCTCGGTCATCGCCGCCCACCCTACTACTTGCGGGCCGCATCTATCGATGAATTGCAAGGATAAGTACCGTGCGCGCCGGGCGTGAGTGGTATGGTCGTTGCGTCGGAGGTGGTTGCATGAGCCAAACAGTCTGGAGGTTCCCAATCCCCCCGGACGACGTTGCCCTGGTCCCCATGCCTGACGGCGCTGAACTGCTCTGCGCGGGCGCTCAGGGCGGCGAGGTCTGCGTTTGGGCCCGGGTCAACCCGTCCGCTCCGCTGCGTTCTCGGCGCCTCCGTGTCGCCGGCACGGGGCACTCCGAAGCGCGGGGTGGGTACGTCGGGACGGCGTGGCTTGCGGGCGAGCAGCGGGCGCACCACGTCTTTGACTGTGGGTGGTCGGCGTGAGCGGCGAGGCCGCTGCTACCACCCCTCCGAATCGTCCACCGTCCCCCACTCGCTGGGATCCTCGCCCTTGACGAACGCGGAGGACTCAGCGCCCGTGTTCGCTTCCCCGAGGTCGATGGAGTGGCCCGAGTAGAGGCAGACTAGGCGGTACCTGAGCCCGTCGCAAAAATGGTCGTGGACGTTGTCTTTCAGCGGCTCGTCCAGTACC